GGGGCCAGCCAAACTGGGTGTGTCGCGTGAGGAGTACAATCTTGGTGTTGGTCTGATCGCACAATGGAACAATGACCCGCTGACAGTCTGTCGCGAGATGGTTGCGAAGACGATGGCGCGGGGGATCAACGCAACTGACATCATCGGCAAGGATGCGGGCAACGCAATTGAGATGTCCGCGATCCGCCAACTTGTGAATGAAGCCACCGCTGGGCAACGGCAGCGCGAGGAACTTGACCGTACCGTCGCACAACAGCGTACCGTCGCACAGGAGCGGTACGACGCATTCATGGGGCAGTACCCAGATGCAGCGCCACACGCAGACGCAATCGCGGAACTGATGAAGGCGCGCAATCTCTCTGCACCTGAAGCGTACCACGAACTGCGTTTCTTCGCACTCCAACAGCAACTGGATTTCACACACCCACTTGGGCCACAGGTCGCAGCGCGTCAACGTCAGACGCCTCCGCCCCCTCCGCCCAACGATCGAACCTACCGTGCGCCTATGGTCAACGGCGGCGGTGGCGGTAACCGTGACCATCTCACCAACAACACACAGTATGCGGACGCCAACTCAACGTGGGGAGAAATCCTCAACACCGTGTTGTACAACTCCGCATGATTGAGAGGACACAACCATGCCGTCATCTGTTCTGAACACAGTCGTACACTCCGTCCTGACCAAGAGCCGCAAAAAGCTCATCATGGCCGCCATCATGTCCAACGCACTCATGGCGTGGGCATTCAACACCAAGCGTGTTGAGTTCGAAGACGGTGGGAAGGACATCACCAACCCGATCACACTGGGACGCAATCCCAACGTGACATCAACCGAATACTACAACAACATTCCGTTGGCGCAGACCGACGAATTCAACACCCTCCGTTACGGGTGGTCGCGCGTTGTCGGTAGTGTCATCATCTCCGATCAGGAGGAGGATGAGAACCGTGGCGATGCCATGATCTTCAAACTCCTGAAGGCGAAGATGGAGGTGTTGGAGGAGTCCATCAAGGAGAAGTTCTCGCAGTACCTGTATGGTGCAGGTGCGGGTCTCGATCCCAATGGATTGCAGAACATGATCCCCGACGATCCAACTGTCGGTCTCACTGGTGGTCTGGATCGTGCATTGGAGTCGCAACTGCGCACATCATCGTACGATTTCGCAGGCACAATGGACAGCAGCAACATCGAAGAAGCGATGGACGATGTGCTGCTGGATCTGACCATGAACGGTGACAAGCCAGATGTCATCATCAGCGGTCGCAACTGGATCAGAACCTACCGTGCGGCAGTGCGTGACAAGGTTGTCATCAACCTCAACGAACTGGCCAAAGGCAAAGGCATGGTCGATCTCGGCTTCGGTGGTGTCGCACACGACGGCATCCCCATGCTGTACGATGAGGCATGCCCCGTCAACCGCGCGTACTTCATCAACAGCAAGTTCCTGCGACTGCACATCCTCCGCGGTGTCAACATGAAGGTCAAAGACCTTGCCGCACCGTGGACGATGGACGCGTCTGGTCAGCGCACGCAGTGGCAGGGTCAGTGGTGCATGTGGCGCATGTTCCGCACCCACGCTGTCGTGATGATGTAGGAGGAAACATGGCACGCAAATCAACCCAACGACAAATCTTTGCGGCAATGCCGCAGCAGCAAGTAGTCAAGCCTGCGTACACAGTGGAGAAGTTGTCCGGCACACGTCCGCATCGTGTGCACATCTTCGACAAGGAAGCGAACCGCATCAAGTCGAAGGTGATACAGGAACCTGCGGGATACTTGGTCAAGTTCTACAAGGGCCACAGTATCCGGTGCCGTGATGACGCGCATCTGCGCATGATCGGTGCCAACATGCAACTCATCCCACTGTTGGACGATGAGGGCGAAGTCAAAGGTGTCATGCCGAACATCGATCTGCCCATCGACATTGATGAGCGGGAAGACGACGACATTGACATCATAGCCACACAGGAGTGATCAATGTCCACGAACAACCACCCCACGTACTTCCCGCGTCGTGCCAACAGTCGTGTGAACAATCTCGCGTTCGCGTCGGAGGTTGACATCACCGGTCTGTGCCGGATCGAACTCGGTGCGCCTGCCGCTGCTGTTGCGGCTGGCATCATGAGCGCAGTCGATGTCGCTGCCATCATCACCAAGGGCGGCACCATCGTGCCTACGTTCAACGCTGACGCAGTGATGGGTCCATACGGCCGCAATCTCACACTGGTGCTGTCTGGTGCAGGCACGCCAACTGTCACTGTGCGCGGTCGTGACTACCTCGGCCAACCGATCAGTGAGAACTTCGTCGCCACTGGTGCAACACCCGTCGTTGGCAAGAAGGCGTTCAAGTCTGTTGACAACATCACCACCAGTGTTGGTGTCGCAGCGACCACGCTCAACCTCGGTTACGGTACCACCCTCGGTCTGCCGTATGCGATGGTCAAGATCGACACTGAACTGTTGAACAACGTCATCGCAACTGCTGGCACATTCGCACCTGCGGTGTTGACAGCACAGACGATCTCGTCAGGTGATCCACGGGGCACGTACATCCCGAACTCAGCCCCTGACGGCGCACGCGACTTCGTGTTGGGTGGGTACGCGCTCAACGGACAGCTTCACGGACTGGCTCACTTCACGTCGTGACTGTCTGTTGAATGGGGTGGCAGGTTTAACGTCCCTTTCCTGCCACCCTGTACTCATGTACAACGGAGGCTGCCATGCCCGCACCGACGCCATTCACGATGGAAGATGTCGTCAACGGCGTGTTGTTGGCGATGCGGTACGCTCCAGGTCGGGATGTGCAAATCCACCTCCAGAGTGGCATCATCCAAGATGCATCGATGCTGTACCGCAGCCTCATGCGCAGGTACGTGTGGCGTGACTTCATCACGTTGTCACCATTCACGACCAACGCCACAACTGGTGCACCTGTTGAGGATCTGACCGCTGTCATTGGCACGTTCAGCGATGTCGCGCGCGTGTACAAGAAGGATCAGGAGCCGGAACTCCCGTGGGCACCTGCACTGATCAACCCCAGCATCATCCGCATCCCCACCATCGTGCCGATCGGTCAACCGAAGGTGTTCGCCATCTACCCTGTCGGTGCGACGAACAACTACTTCCTGTGGTCGCGTGTCATCCGCGACACCGACTTCGAACTTGATGACCCTGTGCCATTCTACAAAGACCTCCTCATCATCGGCACTGCATTTCAACTGTCTGTGAAGTCGGGTCTCAATGTTGAACTGACTGGTGTGCTCCAAAAACAGTTCGACGCGCTGATTTCACTGTACCGCATGGATGAGGTGAAGGCAGTGTACAGCACCAAGCCCAATCGCGCGGGCAATCCCATGACCGACTGGTACGTGAAGGACAGCAGCCCGTGACGTACAAACTCGCGCAGTCTACAGTCCGTGACTTCGGTGGCGGGTGGGATGTGTCTGACAGTGACAAGTCGTTGTCGTCCAAGTATCAGCCCATCAGCGACAACATTGTGCGTCAGACTGATGGCAGCTTCAGCATCCGTCCCGGCAGCAGACTGTTCGCTGATCTGAAACAGGGTGCGGAGACTGTTGTCGCACCCGCTGCATGCACTGTCGTCACCACAGGCAGTGCCATCAACGTCGTCATCACCAGTCTGTCGAAGTCTGGTGTTGGTGGTCCTGCGGTCTGCACTGTCGCACCCGCTGACATCGCCAAATTCGTCAACAACATGGTGGTCAACATCACTGGTGTGCCTGCTGTTGGCATGACCCCTGCAATGGGTCCGCACATCATCAGTTCGGTTGGTGCACCCGCCAACACGTTCACACTGGCTGGCGTTGACACATCTGGTGCTGCTGCTGCACAGACCGACCTGAAGGTCAAGGCATCCACCATCGCCACTGGTGTGGTCAAGATCACCAAAGCCACACACGGCATGTCGGATGGTGACCACATCAACATCACGTCATGGTCTGCACCCATCGGTGGCATTGCGGCAGCCGACTTCCTTGGTGTGCATGCTGTCGATGTCATTGATGGCAACAACTTCACCATCTACGTGCGCGCTGTGCCGACCACCGCATCTGCATCGATCACCATCGGATGGACGAGGGACACCCACGCACTCGGTGGCGGTGACATCTACGGACGCTACTACAAAGACAGCATCTTCGTGTTCAGTGACACTGGTGAGGTCGTGAAGGTTGATGTCGCTGGTACGGTTACGAAGGTGTGGAACCACGCCATCGCACAGGCATTGGCCATTCCCATGCCACCGTGGTCCAACTGCCGCCGCATCTCTGCTGAGATCGTGAAGGGCCACCTGCTTGCGGTCAATGGTGCCACCAATGACAAGCCGTTGGACATCTTCACCAATGCCACGACCGGTGTCACCACCTGCAACTACCTTGTCAATGACATGGTGGACAACACTGCCATCCCACGCGCGGACTTCATCATCGCAACAGACCGTTATGTGTTGTTGATCTCCACAGATCGGACCCCCAACGGCCCAACAACGATCTGCATCTCTGCGCAGGACACGTACTACGTGTTCACGGGTGATCCGTTCCCAGATGATGCAGTCGATATCGATCTCGGCATGGTCACCTCTGCTGTCGAAACCACCATTCTTGGTGCCAACGTCATCCGCAATAAGGTGTTCATCGCGCTGCACGATCGCTCCATCCTCGGTGATCTTGGCATCTACAGTGGTGCGTTCCACCAACCTGAGTTCAAAGACAACGTGGCGATGCTGGGATCGTTCTCACATCACAGCATCATCTCCCTTGGCAACGACATCTTCTGCGCTGCCATCAACGGGATCAACAGTCTGGAGATCAGCCGCGCGAGTGGTGAGTACACACCCACAACCATCAGCGATCTCATCCATCCTGTGATGCTGCGGCACTTTGCGCGTCTGGTTGAGACCGATCGCAGGTACAAGACATTCGCAGTGTGGGACAGCAACTTCCGCTCCTACATGATGTTCGCACCCAAATACAGTGATGTGACGTACGATCTGCCGGATGATCCAATCGTCGCATCCAACACGTTGCAGCCGCATGGCTTGGCATACATGCTGCTGCCATCGCACACATTCGATGCCGGTGACTACGTGACCATCAGCGGTGTCACCAACTCATTGGACGGACTGATCCTCGCAGCCAACATCAACGGTGTGCGTCGCATCCGTGCAGTGGTGGACGAAGACACTGTTGTGATCGAGGTGCCTCTGTACCCAACTGGTCTCAACTACGCATTTGGTGGGATCAACGGCGCTGTCAAACCAGTCAACGACGAGACGCCAGCGTATGTATTTGAGTACAACGCGCGGCTGAAGATCCGACGCTGGACACGGTTCCGCGGCATGAACTTCGCATGGGGTGCGGTGTCACAACTGTCGCGTCTGTACTTCGGCAGTGGCACTGGTCGCGTGTACAAATACGGCAACGCGTTGGACAAGTTCCCTGCTGACATGTTGGGTGACTACACCAAACGCGTGTGGGCAATCAACACTGCGTACGTTGCTGGTGACCGCATCCTCGACGCATCATACAGGCAGGTGTACATCGTGTTGGTGAACCACACCTCACCAGCGTCTGGCACATTCAAAGCCGCGCGTGATGCACACCCCACATGGTACGACGAATTCACCGGCATCCCCATTGATTGGGAGTTGGAGACATCGTGGACCGACTTCAAGGATCGCATGTCCAACAAACAGATCGAAGTCGTGCGGTTTGACAGCAAGGGCAGCAGCGAGTTCGAATTCAGCATCTACACCAACAGCATCCGCGAAGACTTCGAGACGTTTGAACTGATCCCGCGTCGCACCACCATCTTCATTGGGCAGGATGCGCCAGGTTTCGGTGCAGGTGCCCAACCCTACGGTGGTGGGCGCAACACACGTCAGGAGTGGTTGCGCGGCATGCCTGTTGAGGGCAAACTGTTCCGACTGCGGTTCGCAGGATCGTCTGTCAAACCGTTGACCGTCTCCGCTGCAACCATGTACTACCACAAGAAGTCGGGTGCACTGACATGAGTGGCGCTGTATACGACCGCACAACGAACCTTGGTCTTGGGCTGTTGGAGTTCAGTTTCCCGAATTGGGGAGACGATGCCAACGAGAATTCGCAACTGATCGATGTTGCGATGGGTCTGGTTGGTGTGCAGATCAGTGGTGTCTGGCACAACGAGACATCCTATTCTGTTGGTCAGTTGGTCGTCGATGGCGTGGCTGATGCATTGTACCGCTGCCTCGTCTCGCACACATCAAATGCCGCACCTGGCACGTTCGCATCGGATCGAGCAGCGCACCCCGGCTACTGGGAGTTGGTGTCAACCGTGCTGCACGCACGCGGACAGTGGCAACCAAACAACACGTACTTCGTCAACGACGTTGTGTACAAAGACGCGTCCAAATACTCATGGGCAATGAGCACACGCCAGTTCGTGTCATCCAGCACGTACGATGATGATGTCGCTGCTGGGGATTTCGTCATCATCACTGACAGCACCAACGTAGTCAATACCACCACCAATGCGGCAGCATCCGCAGTGGCGAGTGCAGCCAACGCTGCCACATCAGCCAGTGCTGCGGCAACCAGCGCAACCAATGCTGCCAACTCTGCCACTGCCGCAGATGCATCCAAGACGGCAGCCGCAGGGAGCGCGACCAACGCTGCAACCAGCGCGACAAATGCAACCACGCAGGCCACCAACGCATCGAACAGTGCAACTGCCTCTGCTGGTAGTGCCACTGCTGCATCCGGTAGCGCAACTGCCGCAGCCGCAAGCGCAGCCGCTGCCGCTGCATCTGCTGCCACGTTCCTGCCTGAAGCACCATCGGACGGTCAGACGTATGGTCGCAAGAACGCAGCATGGGCACCACTCACTGGCGCAGTGATCAGCATCGGCACCGCATCACCGTCATCACCATCGGTTGGCCAACTGTGGTGGGAGTCCGACACCGGTGATCTGTTCATCTGGTACAACGACGGTGACAGTCAGCAGTGGGTCCCTGCCAACGCTGGTCTGCAACCGGTTCCAACTGCTGGTGGTGGCGTGCCAGAAGCACCGATCGATGGCACTGCGTACGAACGCAAAGACGCTGCATGGGTTGTTGCGACTGGAGGTGGCGGCGGTGGATCTGGTGTCACTGACGGTGACAAGGGTGACATCGTAGTCAGTGGCACCGGTGCGACATGGCTGTTCGACAGTGGTGTGGTGACTGCCGCTGCGAAGACAGTGTTGGATGACACCACAACTGGTGCGATGCTGACAACACTTGGTGCAGCACCGACAGTGCACACACACGCATACTCAACGTTGACTGGCATCCCATCGACGTTCCCATACGCGACACCGATCCCGCAAGCCGACGTTGCCAGTCTGTCTACCGATCTGACAGCGCGCCTCCTCAAAGGTGGCGACAGCATGACCGGTGTGTTGGGGCTGACAGCAGGTGCGGCGGCAACTCCGGCAGTCCACTTCGGCACGGCAGGCACTGGCTTCTACGGCACTGCGACTCTCCTTGGCTTTAGCGTCAGTGGCACATTCAAGGTGACCATCGGCGCGAACTCGATGGACTTCAATGGTGCATTCAAGGTCGCGACTGCTGCATCATCCACAACACGTGCTGGGTTCCAACTACAGCACGGCGTGGCACCTACTACACCGAGCAACGGCGATCTCTGGACCACCACGGCAGGGCTGTACGCGCGCATCAACGGTGTCAACGTTGGACCGTTCGGTGTCAGCAATGTCACGCTGCCAATCGCAGAGAGTGATGTCACAAATCTGACCACTGATCTCGCAGCCAAACTGAACAGCAGCGCGTACACTGCCGCTGATGTGTTGTCCAAGATGTTGACAGTTGACGGTGCAGGCAGTGGCCTCGATGCCGAACTCATCACTGGCAAGAAGATCACAGTCGCATCAACTGCACCATCGTCACCCGCAACCAATGATGTCTGGATCGACACAACGTAATGGCGATTGCATTCCGCTCCGTCTCATCACTGGCGTATGCCATCCACGGCACTACGCACACGGTCAGTGCGCCTTCCGGTATTGCCAACGGCGACATCCTCATCGCCGACACGTTCGTCGCCAACGGTGCCTCCGATCCCGGTGAACTCACGCCACCGGCTGGTTGGACTGCTGTCACTGCGTCAGTGCTGCTTGGCCCTAACGGTGGCCTTGCTGCAAGGACACGCACCTATTGGAAGCGCGCGGCCAGTGAGAGCGGCAGCTATGTGTTCACCAGTGGCAATACCGATGACAGAGCCGAAATCGTTATCCGTGCGTTCTCTGGCTGCATCGCCAGCGGCTCACCCATTGACGCGTTCTCCACCGCCAGTGGATCGGGTACCACCACGACCGCGCCATCGATTACCACCACCGTTGCCAACACACTGCTGTCTATGTACAGCAGCAACTGGCAGGCAAACGGTGCGGACCCGGTAACCGGCTGGACTGAGCGCTACGACTTCGTGGTCACCAGCATCGACAAGAACACCCTCAACGCCAGCGCAGGTGCTACCGGAACAGTTGTCGTGTCTTCCAATGGCAATAATGGCGTCGGCGATCCGTGGTCAACATGCCTGATCGCGCTGAAGCCAGCAGGCGGTACACCAGCCAGTCTGTTGAAGGTGTGGAACGGCAGTGCATGGGTTGCCAAACCGGTGAAGGTGTGGTCCGGCTCCGCGTGGGTCACTAAACCAGTCAAGACTTGGAACGGGAGCGCGTGGATCTGATGGCAGCGTTCAACTTCCCAAACAGCCCAACTGAAGGTCAGACATTCGGGCCTGTCGCTGGTGGACCTGTATACATATACAACAGTGGCCAGTGGCGGATGAAAGAGGCACCACCTCCCGCGCCTGTTGTTGGCGGCATCCCAGAGGCACCACTTGATGGTGCGATATACGGTCGCCAATCGTCTGGTTGGACATCGGTCACGTACACATCACTGCCAGGGAAGCCGTCCACGTATCCACCGACGCTGCCCATTGCACAGAGTGGTGTCACCAACCTCGTCAGTGACCTTGCAGCCAAGGCACCGCTGGCATCACCTGTGTTCACTGGCAATCCGACTGGACCAACGCCAACGGCGGGTGACAACGACACGTCACTTGCGACCACCGCATTCGTGACTGGTGCAATCGCCACGTCCGATGGTGCACAAACCTCCGCACTCGCACTCAAGGCAGACCTTGCCAGTCCGACATTCACTGGCGATCCGAAGGCACCGACACCCACTGCTGGTGACAACGACACATCGATCGCCACAACTGCATTCGTCACTGCTGCTGTCAACGTCGCGGTGGCCAGTGCAGTGCCAGTTGGTGCATGCATCAGTTTCCCTGCCACTGCTGCACCGACTGGCTACCTCAAACGCAATGGTGCACTGATCTCACGTGCCACGTATGCAGCACTGTGGGCATTCGCACAGGCCAGTGGCAACCTCACCGCATCTGATGCGGCATGGACAGGCAACGAAGGTGCGTTCTCACCCGGTGATGGTTCCAGCACGTTCCGTCTCCCTGACGCACGTGGTGTGTTCGACCGCAACTGGGATGATGGTCGTGGTGTTGATGTCAGTCGTGTCATTGGCGCGGCACAAGCTGCCAACATCGAGAGCCACACGCACGTATTCACCGGTTCAGCGTTGGCGACACACAACCACACTGCATCGTCCGCGGCTGAGACCACAGATCACACGCACACGTTCGCTGACGCATCATCTGCGACAGGCACAGGCAGTGCCAACCACGTCCACACTGAAGAAGGACCGAGCACGACGGCTGCGGCCGCAGGTGGTGCCACCTTCGCTGCCTTCTCAGCTTCTGTTGTTCAGAACACCAGCAGCACTGGTGCAGCACACACGCACACAGTTGCTGTCTCTGGTACGACTGGTGGTCGTAGTGCGGCGCATACACATGTCATCACCAACGTCGCCATCACCGCTGGCACACCGGCTGGCACCAACGCTACCTACGGTACTGGCACTGACACACGACCACGCAACAACGCGCTGCTGGCGTGCATCAAATATTGAGGTCCATCATGATTGTGTACCATTACGATCCCGACACAGGCGCATACCTCAACTGGTCATCTGAGGCTGATGAAGATCAGTTGCAGCCGGGCAACTTCTTGATCCCTGCATACGCCACACCGATAGTGCCACCATCACCCGGCAACCCGAAGACGCAACACGCGGTGTTCACTGCTGGTGCATGGCATGTGGAGGACAAACCGATCCCACCATCGATTACCACAAACGTGGAGCAGGCACCTGTTGGCATGTTCCACAACATCTCAATCAAAGAAGCCCTGAAAGGTGGCGTAACATGAGCAGCACCGAAGTTGTAACTGCCGCGAGTGATCCGTTGTTCTATTCGCGGGTCGCATTCATCGCATTGAAGGTGGCACAGAATGTGGCCAGTGAGGACCCATCCGCACCGAACCATGTCAACCGTGTCGCGTACTCCAACCGCGTCTTCCGTGGGGATGACAACGCCATCTTGTTGGCGCAGCATGTTACAGCGTCCAACCCCACGATTGCCGCGGCACTGACAGCGGGACAGAACGTGCCAGATGGTGACATCGAGTTCGCACTGTCATCGATCTGGGATGCACGTTCCAATGCATTCGCACCTGTGGTGTGATGTCACCGCAACCGCCCACCGATGGACGGTTCCTTGGGTGGTTGAATGCAGTCAAGGGGCTGACATTTGCCAACGCGGCGGTGATTGTCATGCTGGTGATTGTGGCAGTGCCGACGTATCTTGTGTACAGGACGATCAATGATGAGAAGTTGCTCGACCGTTTCATGTCCCATTACCGCGAGTACAGTGCGCAGCAATCACCATGCACCGTACGCGAAGCACGCGCACAGGGAGGCACTGAGTCGTGGGGCATCAGCACTGGGTTTGCATACACTGGCAGTGATCGGTACATCGTATCCGTCGTCATGGACCATATGCCCAACAACACTGACATCAACAGTTACTGCGCGACACTGAACCTGATCGTTGACTTCATGCGAGACCCCGATGCCGAAAGTCCATCATTCCCTGATACTGACGAGCCTATTATTCGTCAGTACAAACGCGTCAGCAGAGAGGGCGGACAGAGTGGAGTTCAGTGAAGGTCAGTGCAGGGTGCTGCGGCAAATGCGCGTTGACGTGCGCGACATCTGCGACAAAAGGTATCCGCGTGGACAGGTCACGCAGATCAGGGACGATGTGTCGAGATCGAACGACAGTTCTGGTTCACCCGGCAACGGCAGCAACGGCAGCAATGGTGCACCCGGTGCACAAGGACCATCAGGATCACCCGGTGCACCCGGATCACCCGGCAGTCCCGGAACTCCAGGCACACCGGGATCACCCGGCACCCCAGGTACACCCGGCAAACCGGGCAAGGATCACACCAACAGCAGACCCGACAGTCCCGGTCATCCCGGCACAGGCAACAATCCCGGCAGAGGGCATGGCAAAGGTGGCAGCAAAGGAAACAAGAAATGATCAGCACACTCATCTACCTGTTAGTTGTCTGCGTAATCATCGGTGTCGTCTGGTGGGTCGTGGACTTCCTGCCGGTGCCTGAACCGTTGAACAAGTTGATCAAGGTGGTGTCCATCGTCATCGGTGCCATCATCATCATCTACGCACTGGCGTCGATTGCAGGGATCGGTGGCGGTCTGCCGAAACTTGGATGAAGACGCAACCCGATCCGTGCCCGTTGCCGATCTGCCGTCTGTACACAGTGTGGCGTGATGCTGTGTGGACCGAACAGTGCAAGGTGTGCGGACGCATTCGGAAAACTGTACCTGTGTACAAAACAGTGGAGGCTGGAAATGCCATTCAAATCAGAAGCGCAGCGGCGACTGATGGAGGCCGTTCGCACAAACCCCGCAACCGCGAAGAAGACTGGCGTGCCGCAGAGTGTGGGCCAGAAGTTTCACGCACACGGGAAGGTCGGCGCGCTGCCAGAACGCATCGGCAAAAAGACAAAGACACTGAAACGGAACAGTGAACACTGGAGCTGACCATGCCACCCCGTGGGAACTTCGATGATGTCATCAGACAGCAGCAAGCGCGTGCCAAAGACGACACGATGTACAGGCGGCTGAAGATGCAAGAACAGATCATGGAGCCACTGCCGAAGAACCGTCCACAGGTGCTGATGGAACCGGACATGCAGGAGTACGACTACCCAGAGACGCGCAAGTACGACTACACGAAGAAGTACGGGCCAGCACCCACACCACCCGCACAGCCGCCAGAAGTTGTACCCAAGTACAAGGGTGCGATGAACGCATCGATGTCGGATGAGGAGATGGCAGCAATTAAAAGTCAGTCGATTGACATGGATGCAGAGGATGCGCGCGCTGCGATGAACACTCCAAGTGGCATCACCAAGACCATCATGGACATGCTGATGTACTCATCGCCACTTGCGTCATTCAACACCGTGCGCCGCAGTCTCACTCCACCGGCACGCGAGCCGATCACCTCCGATGACTACGGTCCCGGTGGCAAATACGAAGGCATGTGACATGACTGTCATCTTCAATCGTGACATCTTCTTCGACAGCGTACGCGCGTCACTGTTTGGTGGCAACTTGTCGCAGCAACAAGTCGATGGCATGAACTTCAAACTGGATGTGTGGGAGGAGCGGTACGCTGATCTCGATCTGCGTTGGTTGGCGTACCCACTTGCGACATCGTACCACGAGACTGCGCAGAAGATGTGGCCAATCGAGGAGTACGGCAAAGGCGCAGGCATGCCGTACGGCAAGATCGATCCTGAGACTGGACAGGCGTATTACGGACGCGGTGATGTGCAACTCACGCATCGCAGCAACTACAAGAGAGCCACAACCGAACTGGGCATTCAGTACAAGAGTGCATTGGATCTGGAGTGGCATGCTGAGAATGCACTCAATCCGACAATCAGCGCTGGTGTCATGTACATCGGCATGTTCGAGGGCTGGTTCCGCAAGTCCAGGAACGGTGAACCAGAGACGTTGGCACGTTACTTCAACGATGATGTCAACGACGCATTCACTGCACGCGAGATCATCAACGGCGACAAGACCAAGGTGCCATCGTGGTCCAATGGTGTGTCGATCGGCAACCTGATCAAAGGATACCACGGCAAGTTTCTCACTGCACTCATCGCTGCACGCATTGCGCCCGCACCCTCACCAGAGACGCTGACCGTCACCATCAACGTCGCTGTCGATGCACCTCCCGGTGTCGAAGTCAAAGTCAACGTCATTGGATAAGTGAGGCACATCATGGCAAATCAGAACACTACTGGCGGAGGCACGAGTCTCGCGCAGACCAACGACCTGATCAATTATTACCGCGCGATTGACGCACAGAGACAGTCGGGCGGTGGTGGCAATCAGAACTGGACCAATCCACAGGCTGGTCGCAAACCGGTCGCACTGCCGAAGTCGATCACTGCACCTGCGAAGACAGTGGCACCAACCACGACGACTGCACCAGTGACGAAGGCACCTGCTGGACCTGTACCGTTGACGGATGCGCAGAAGCGGCAGAACGCAATCGATGAGTCGGTCAAAGGTGGTGGTTCATGGCTGACCACGCACATCAAAGACCTGGGTCTCACCAACCCAAACGACATCGCTGATGTCACGACACGGTTCAATGAGGCACTGGGATTGGTCGGTCAGAATGTGCCAACCACTGGCGCACCAAACGTCAGCAACTACTACAACTACAGCGATCTGTTGAACAAGGCGGTGACTGGTGAGACTGGTCAACAGCGTGCCACACTGCAAGGACAGTTCCAAGATCTGACACCGCAAGGTTGGCAGGAGAGTTACTTCGGCAATGACAAAGACGATCCCATCCTGCGGCAGATCATGAACCAACAGGGTGGTGAGTTGGTGGACACGTTGGATCGCAAACTGGCACGCGGTCAGATGACACAAGGCGCGTACGACTACGCGAAGAACCTGCTCGGATACACTCCCGGTTCGGACACATATACAGGTCAGGCTGCTGGTGCATATTCCAACTTGCAGGGTCTCGGTGGCGGTGTACTGTCCGGTTACCGCAGCAAGTTGGGTGACGAAGCCACCAGTTTCCAGAACGACATCACCAACTTTTCGTTGGGCAAACACCTTGATCCGAATGCATGGAAGACCAGTGTCGGCAACAAAGCCACTGAGTTCGGTGGTGGCATGGAGGGCGACATCTACAAGGCCCTTGGCAACACGCAACTGTTCGATCCCAATGCACTGTTCGCCAAAGCTGGTCAAGCGGGTGGTGGTGCAGCCAACACACCAATTGCAGGCAGCAATCCATCAGGCACCGGTGCGTTGGTGTCTGAAGAAGACAAACGCAACATCGGTTCTGCCGGTCCATTCTGAGGAGCACGATCATGTGGCCAACAATCATCGGCGCGGGTCTCAATCTCTTCGGTGGACTGATGGGGTCCAGTGCTGAGAAGAAGGCCAACAAACAGAACTACGAAATCGCACTCAAGAACTACGAACTTGAGAAGGAAAAGTTCGACAAGATGTTTGCCGAAGCCCAGAAGCAACAGGGCGAAGGCAAACTGGGCATGACAGATGCGCACGGCAATCGTGTGCACTTCGTTGAGGGTCAGGGCTGGGTCACCGAACTGTCACCACAGCAGAAGGCAGCGCAGTGGCAGCAGGACACTGAAGAGGAACGCGCACTCGGACAGGATGTGCCACTCGCGCGTGAGGGTCGGTTCGCCAACGCTGCTGCACAACGCACTGAGGGTGGGTACGCAGACGCACTGATGGAGCAGTTGAAGTCTCACCGCATGGAGGAACCCGGTGGTGAGGAGGCGATGCGCAATCTGCTGTCGGCAGAGGGCATCAACGAAGGGTACGACACTGCACTCAACACATCGATGCGCAATGCACAACGCACTGGCAACAGCAACGCAGGACTGATGGCTGACCAGATCGGCGCAGGACGCGCTGATGCCTTGCGACGTGCGTTCATGGAGAATGCGACAGGATCACGTGAGGCCGCGGCTGCACGGCATACTGGTGCAGTGTCCAACGACGCGAACCTGTACAACATGTTCCGCACACGTGCATCTGGTGCGCAGGGTGCGCCATACAGTCCACGCGACATCAGCACACCGCAGAACGCGACACAGGCAGGCAGTGCTGCGAACCAGAACCTGTTGACAGCGATGGCCAGACCCGTGCCGCAGATGAACTACAAAGCACCAGCAGAGATGGGCATGGCCAACACGTTCTCGCAGTTGGGCAACAACATCTTCGCAGGGTTTGGTGGCAATCAGGGTGCACCCGGTGGCGGCTACAACTACAGCAGCATGTTCCCTGCCGCACCGACTGCCAGTGACAACAAGTACAAGTACACATTGGCGTGAGGAGATAGTCCGTGGCCAGCACGACACCTTGGGAAATCGGTGAACAATTCACCAAGATGCTGTACGATCAGCGCACACGCGAACGTGGGTACACCGCTGACATTGATGAGCGCATGTACCAGACCAGTGCTGCACAACAGGCTGCGAACACGCTGTTCGATCGGCAGATGTTCAAAGACGCTGGTGACTACGATCAGCAGGTTGCACGTGATGAGGCAGCACGCGCATTCACACATCAAGAGAACGAACTGACGCGCAACGCCAAGAACAGCGGACGCCGTGGCCACGTTGCACAGCCAGCAGCGGCACCCGGTGCAACTGGTCCTGCCGCTGGCATCAACGCACAGTCCGCGTACCAACACTACACACAGCGTGGTGTGCCACCCATCGTGGCTGCTGGCATCGTTGGCAACATCGCTGCTGAGAGTGGGTGGGACCCTGCTGTGTTCAGTGGCACACGTCGTGGTGACAGCGGCACAGCATTCGGTGCAGGACAGTGGCGTGGTCCGCGTCAGGAGCACTTGTTCGAGTTCGCGCAATCACGTGGCAACTCACGACCGACAACGGAAGACCAACTCGACTTCTATGTTGAGGAGGGCATGTCAGGTCGCGATCCCGGTGCACGACGCGCATTGGAAGAGGCAGCCAAGGCGCAGACACCTGAACAGGCTGCTGAGATCTTCATGCGGTTGTACGAACGTCCGGCAGACAGCAGCAGTCTCGCGCATCGTCAGTCCGCTGCACGTGAGGTGTTCGGTGGTGGTGGTGCAGTTGCACCCGCAGCCGGTGGTGGCATGACTGTTGCCGCACCCGCACAACGTAGATACCCCGGTGCGCAGGCAGATGAACAGCCAGTGGTGGTGACAGACGACACCGCACCATCTCAAGACACGCAGCCATCAGCAGCAACACCTGAGTTCGTGTCACCGCAACCTGTGTGGACTGAGAAGGACTACGCAGAGAACGGCATCAAATACGCGGACACGTTGGATGTGCCGCCAGACATGGATGTGGTTGACACGCAATTCTTCAGTGGTGCAGCACTGGACCAGATGGCGAAAACTGCACCTGAGATGCTGCAACGGATCATCCCTGTTGGTGGCTTCAGTCCTGAAGAGACGAACCAGTATCTTGTGTTGCAGCCCAAACCCGGTACTCCGCAGTACGAACACTACTTCCCCAATGCGGGTGGTGCACAGGCACCGACTGATCCGAATGCAGTAGTGGCGACACCGAACCCTGGTGCGATCGAGGCGGCACCTGTTGACCTGCAACCGGTGACGGCAGGAGCAGCAGCGGCACCGCCGCCAGCAGACCAGCGCATCGTGTCCGGTGTTGGCACTGAACCTGTGTCCAACGCGACACCAACAGCATCTGCACCAACAGGTGCACGCACACGCCGCAACGCAAACGGTGAATTGGAAATCCTTGTAGACGGTGAATGGCGTTCGACAGGAGGCTGACATGGCAGACCAGCGTAGGTACACGCAGGATCAGATCAACGCTGCACTGGCCAGTGGTGAGGGCGTGCGACCCAACGACAAGAGTTGGCTGTCCACGTTGATCAAGCCGTACGTGCCAGAGGCAGTTGGCAACTATCTGCATGGACAGGAGGACTGGTATCGCAAGGTCGGTGCTGGCGGCATCAACTCATTCCCACAGATGTTGCAGGCACCTGAGTTCCTGTGGAACGTTGGTGGTGGTGCGTACGATTACGCGACATCGAAGGACCCGAAAGCAACGTACGGGGAGTCCGTGTTCAAACGCTCCGTTGGTGGTGACGCGGGTGTCAAGAAGTTGCAAGACTACATGCAGACGGAGTTGGCCAAGTACACACAGGAACTGCCAGAACATCAACGCAATGATCCTGCGGTGTTGGCCAAACTGCAATCAGCCATCCAAGGATCGGAGGGGTACAACAGGTTGAAGGAGGCGCAGTCCGGCACGCTGAACCAACTCAGCATCAAGGCGCAGGATTTCGTACGCGACAAGATGTCCATCAACCCAACGTACTCCATGTCCAGCACCGACAACTTGGCGGACTTCATTGGTGGTGCGCTGGTGCCCACACCGTCCAAGGTGTTGAAGGCAATTGAGGGTGCACCAACTGCATTGAAGGTCGCGGGGCGTGTTGCAGAGTGGTTGCTACCCGGTTCGTCCAGTGCTGGGAATGCAGCATTCAACGTCGCTGCACCGTTGGCTATTGATCAGACACTGCGCACTGTCAGTGGTGCACCCAACTACGCGGCCGGCACATCCGATCTGCCGCAGGAACTGATGGCGGAAGCGCAGGACAGTCAAGGGAAGGGTGACCGTCTGCAACCACAACCACAGCCGCAGTTGCGTCCACGCCACATTCCCGGTGTGGAGGATGCATCTGCATCCAGCCCTTTTTCGTTGGTGTCGCAGGCCGCCGCCGCTGAGGCACCTGCGTGGACACCTCCATTCAAGTACGGTCTGCCGCAGCAGCAGAAGCCTGCACAGCCGGTGCAGTTGCCGCAGGACCCACCGCAGTACCCTGACAAAGACAAGGACGGTGGAGGTGGTGGCAGTGGTTGGGCATGGGCTGCGGGCATCACAGCAGGAGCAGCACTCCTTGGAGCGACATTGCGCGGCAAGGTGCCAGCAGGGTTGGCATCACGTGTGATCCAAGATGTGGACAGTCCAGCAGCAGCCGCACGCATGCAGCCCACAGCGACACCGAACATCCCTCTCAACAAGGGGATGCCAGATGTCGATCTCATGCATGTCGATCCGCGTAGGTGGTCTGGTGGTCAGCGCATCGAGACTGGTCTCAACAAGACTGCTGCCATCAAGAACGTGGTGAAGAACGCACTCGATCCCAATGACCCTGCCACGCAGGACAAACTGAACAAGATCAACCGCGAGGTGGGTACTGCATCACCGTTGGAGGTTGCCAATGCAGCGCAGCGCACATACGAGACTGGCGAACTGCCACTGATGACGCGCAACACGTTGTCGTTGAACAACATCCGCAAGTTCCGTGATGCGGGTCTTGACGCAGCCGAACAGGAGCAGTTGCAGAAACGCATGGTCCTCGGTGACCGCATGGATGGGTTCAATCGCACGAACAATGATCGCGCTGCCGCACTGGGTGCACTGCGTCAGAAGCTTGCCAACACCACCGCACCGCAGGCACGCCGCAATCTGATCGCACAGATACAACCACTTGAAGCAGAGCATCGTGCAGCCACTGGTCCGAACGCAATGATGCCGCATGAGAACGGTCTGTCAGTGCGTGACGTGAATGCGCTGATCGCTGCTGCTGATGCCAATCCCAAGATCAGGAACATCGTGCGCGGTGTGGAACAGATCTTGCAGGATGTTGAGGAGTCCGCGGTCGCGTTGGGCAGGAAGACACGCGCGGAGGTGACGGAACGCAGGCAGACGCGTCCCAACTACGTGCCGACATCGAAGGACACACTCGCGAAGGAAACAGGCATCAGCGGTTTCGCGAAACGTGTTGGGCGGACACTCACTGGTCGCAAAGAGAAGGAAGAGATGGGTGCCCTTGCGCATCCAATGTACGAAGGCAAACGTGGTGCCATCCACAGCAGCAAGCGGGCAGCAGCAGCGCCACACGATGAGTTGCATGACGTGTTGAACTCACTGGAGACGCACATCCACAACTTCCACAGGGAGGTCCGTGCGGATCGCGCGGCGCAGACAGCCACGGAACTGGTTCTTGGCACCAACGACTGGGGCAGATCGATCCAACGTGCGCATCCTCCTGTCACCACACGGGAGTTTGAGAACCCTGGCAAGAAGTTGGGCGAAATCCTGCGCGACAAACATGTATACACATACAACGCTGACGGCTTGGTGCACATCATGCGCGCCCATGACTATGAGTTGGCACGTGCGATGCGACACAACCCATCATCGACAGTAGGCGTCATGGACAATCTGCGTCGGTGGATGCAGATGACCTACACGCGTGACATGTTGGCACCGTGGTTCGCACTCAAGGCTGGTGAGAACGAGTTGGCGGTGGCACGCATCATGTTGGACCGCAACAAGTACAGTGTTGGCTGGATCGATCGCATGATGAAGGACGTCTTCCCGCCAATGGGACACCTCAACAAACTGTTCGAGTACTACCCTGATCCGTCGTTTCGGTTGCAGCATCTCGCAGCCATTGGTGAGTTGGCGTACGGCAAATCGATCAACAAGTTGGCCAACATGTTGGGCAATCGCATGATGCAGCAGTCGCAGTTGATGCATCTGTTGGGTCCAGTCACGTCCAACAAAGTTGCGCAGGCAATGATCCGCACCACCAACGACATCCGCACGCGCATCACGTTCATGGAGAAACAGAACATCCTGACAGTGGATCATGTGGTGCACTCCAACGAACGCATCTGGGACAATTGGAAGGCTGCCAAACAGATGCTGGACGCCACACCCAAACCAGTGCGTGCGACCATCCGCAACGCGTTCGAACTGTACCTTGGCGCATCTGACGTGATCCGCAATTCGGCCAAGTACGCCATTGCAGGACAGAACCTCGACAGGCTGTTGCAGAAACACAATGGCAACATCCCCAACGACGTGATGCGTGGGTACGTCAAAGACATGCGGTACATGGGCGGTGACATGTCCAAAGCCATTGGCAGTCCCGCGTTGGCTAACCTTGCCAGCATCGCACCATACGGCGCGAACAGCATCAACTCATACATGCACATCTTCGAAGGGTTGGCACACAACAAGACGTACGTGGGATCGAAGATACTCACGCACATGGTGCTGCCCAAAGTGTTCTGGACAACTGCACTCGTTGGGTACATGGGCAAGGAGTTCGTGGATTGGTACTATGGAGACATGCCAACGTGGCAGCGGCAGACAACCGTGCCGATGTTGTCGCCATCGTACCTGTTGGAGATCGCCACTGGAGAGTTCCGCAAGCCAACCACCGATGACCTTGTGCTGATGCATCAGGCACCGGAGTCAGTGCTCATCGCAGAGACGGTGATGAATGGGTTGCAGGCAGCGGGATGGTTCGATGTGCACAAGACAGGCATGCCGGGTGTGCAACCGAGCAACAACTCCGCATGGTCAGATCAGATGCACGCACTCGCACAGATCGGCAACTTCGGACTGCCCATCGCTGATCTGATGACGGTGTTCAGCAAGGACGCGAAAGACAACTTCTCGCAGGGTCTGAGCACGCCCAGTGAAGGTGCCACCATGTTCAAGGACATGATGAGTGCGGTGTTCTCAGGGTCGATGGATGTCGCAGCCGCAGGGTACAGTGCAGCGACGGACTCATTGTACCGTGGCAAGGGCATTGCCGATGCGATGGAGCAGGCGATCTCGTACGCTGTCGAGACTGCCAAACAGAAGTACCCAGAGACGCCACTGTCACCGCTGTTTGGTGGGCAGCGTCGCCACTACACCAAGGGTGCGACACGCGAACGCAACACGGAGAAGTTCGACGCGATCAAGAACATCACGAAGCAGCGTGGGTATCAGCGGGATGCGGGTGAGAACCCTGCGGGCATGGAGATGCCACTGACGCATGATCCAGATGCACAGCGCATGTTGGAGGAGTTGCATTCCACTGCCAATGCGCATGTGATGCTGACGTTGCGCAAACAACGCGCGGACCTGTACGACCAGATCAACTACCTTGACGCAAACACAGGCAAGATCGCAGCATCTGACTACACCAAACAGACTGAAGATCTGAAGAAGAAGATCAACGCCATCGATCGGCAGGAGGAAGAAGTGTTCCAGCGGTTGGAGATGCGTCTCGCCAACCACTGGGGTCGAATTGGCGTGACCGATGTGGACAGCGCCGTTGCATACATTCAGTCCACGCTCACACCGTAGCGTCTGCCAACGTACTCCACCTGTGGATACCGCGCTCGTCAGCAACTGACAGGTGCGGTTCCGCGGGGATGATCAACTGTTCGCCACGCACCATGATCGGTTCCTCCGCGTGTTTGAGCATGACACGCAGTGCCTGTTCACGTTGGTCCAATCTGCACAATGCCAACAGCGCATCGTGATTGTTCAGTCGGATGCGGCAGTGCGATGGCCAATCGTCATCCTCCTGACACATGTAGATGACACGGTTCACCTTGTCACCGATGCTGGACTGCGGCTTGAACGCAACGATGGACTCCATTGCCTCTGGTGTTTTGCGTTCCAATAGGATAAAGCGTCTGCCGTAGGAGTTGTACAGGGAACCGGCCTTGGTCAGTTCGCGTTCCAAGAGTTCCCACCACTGACGCAGCTCAGGAGTTTCGCGATGATACACCCGATACGCATGATCCGCCTCACGCAGCGAGAGACCTGTCGTTATCGCCAACCGCGCTACACCCATACGATAGTTCAGACCATGACGGCACCTCTTCGCCACAAACCTCGGCGTGACCGCACCGTCCTTCACCCCCTGCGGTGGGACCCGCCCTTTGGCAGCGTCGTAACGGTCGAAGGTGGGCACCTCGTCGTACGGGATGTGGAACATGTCTGCGGCTAGTGCCCTGTGGGCGTCGTAGGCATGGTCTACACGCGCTCTTTCGAACTGCTCCATCCATTTGTCTATCTTGGCATCCCATGCCACGTAGCGGGCCTCTGCCTGGCTCAGATCGAAGTGGGCAAACCCGTATCCCGGATCAGCGATGAACATCTCATACGCCCGCTCCGGTTGGTTCTGTAGGTTGGCACCACTGCCCCACAGTGTTTGACTGGATGACAACCGTCCCGGTGCCTCCTGCACACCAGTCTGGTTCCACATGCACCGCATGCGATTGTCGTAGTCGGCTTCACTCTTGACATACGTGGAGTAGAACTTCTGTTCCTTGGCGTAGTCGTTGACGGTGGCAATGATCGCACGCGCCCCCTCAGATGTGCGCGGATGTTCGAACATGCGATTGCGGTTCTCCAGATCCGTCTTCACCCCACGCCCAACCAGTTTCAGTTTACTGAAGTACAGTTCCGACATCTGTTTCGGGGAGTTGGGATTGTACAGTTGATCCGTCTGGAGGACAGTCTTGACCATCGTCTGGAACTTGTCCAACAGTGTGCCGATTGTCTTCAACATGTCTTCGCGGATGCGTTCCTTCAGCGCAATGTCTATGAGGATGCCGCCATTGGTCATGTCGAACAGGTGCGGTTGCAGCCGCATTACATGGTCAAAGAAGAACTTGTCCAGATTAGCTGCGCGCAGTTCTGCCAACACCTTGAAGGCCACAGCCAGTGTGTTGCAGCAGTCCTTGCCGTTGTAGTCCCAGAACGTGTTGATGTCCTCACCCTCACGCCATGAGTGTTTCTCATCTTTGTAGTACGGGTTGTCGGTGTACTGCGATGTCATGAACGCGAGACTGTGTGGCAGTGTCGGATACAGTACATGGTGTCCCAAGAGGATGTCCATCCACAGACGCGGGATGCGTATCTTGTCGAAGAACTGCAACCACGTTGCATCAAAACCACCGTACTGTGCGATGAAGCGGGTGCCACTGTTGTAGAATGCGTTGACAGTGCGGCGGATGTGTCGCTCCTCTGTACTTGTGTACACGTGATCGGTCTTTCCACGGAACGCAATGCACAATGACTCACTGGTCGTACGAGCAAATCCGATGCATGCAGTCTCTCCGCTGATGGTCTCGATGTCAGTTGCCACCATGTCGCCACTGGCATGTGCGTCATTGCACCATTCCTCTACACGTTGCACCGATGGATACATCTCAGTGGCGATTGTCGTTGGATGGAAGTCACCGTCCATCACTCGTTTGAGTTTTCCAATGTCGAACCCGAACACAATGTCCAGTCGTGGTTCTCGCAGTACCGCAGCAGGGTTATTGCAACAGACAACTTGGACATGTCGATCAGCCTCACCCCCGTGATGAGGAATGCGCGCATCAAGCACAGACCCGCGCCACTGTGTGATGCCTGTGTGTCCCGCAAGTGCATTGAGAGCGTAGTTTCCAAGCACCAAGATGTATCGCAGGTGAGGCAGGTGACCGAGTTCCCACAGGAGGAGTTGTTCCCACAGTCCGAGTTCATGTGCATCCACTCCGTGTCGTGTGTCATCTGCGAATGCGACCTGACGCTTGACCACGTTGGTCACGTAACAGTCCTTGCGCGTGATGCCCACGTGTTTGCGCATCTTGGTCCACAGTAGGTTGCCGCTGCCACCTGACAACGGGATGTGGCTGCGTGCCTCCGTTGGACCGGGTGCCTCTGCAACCACTGCCACCTGTGCGAAGAACGTACCATCCGCACCGCATGCGAAGTCCAACGCAGACTGTTCGCAGCGTGACTTGAACTCATCCATCAATGACTTGAGGTTGTTGACGTTGGCTGTGTCCATCATTTGCGTATCCTCCTCATCAGCCAGTCCTTCAACATGATCGCAGGGTCGTACCGTGGTGGCAGCAGCAGCAGCACCACGCAGCCACACACCACCAGTCCGTTGAGTATTGCATCGAACATCACTGCACCTTCCTCTCTTCCTTCATCACAATCAACCATGCCGCACGCATCCTGTTTTTGCGTGGATCAGCAGCGATGTTTGTGTACTCCTCCCACGTTGGTTTGCGCAGTGTGCCTACAATGCCGATGTCGAACACTGCCCACTCACCGCAAGTGAAACAGAATGAGAAGTCGCCATCGTCGGGTTGCGGCACATCCCCTTCCGGTGTTGCTATGGCATCGTGCCCATCATTGCAGAATGGACATTGCGTACGGAGCAGTCGGTAATCGCGTTTCATTGTTTCCTCACGATCTTTGCCTTTGGATCGATGATGCTCTTCGCACGTGCAGCACGTGCCTTGTCACGCTTGTGTGCGATGTCACGTGTCACCCTGATGCTGACCATCAGTGACTGTGCATCAGTGATGACCAACGCAGACTTCCGTGCACGCGTCACCGCAGTGTAGATGTTCTCACGTGACAGCATGAACGAGACTGTCTTGCTGATGACGTAGATCACGTTGTCGAACTCACTGCCCTGTGCCTTGTGTGTGGTCAGTGCGTACGCAAGATCGATCGCACGCTGCGGGTACTGGTTGAAGTATTTGTTGTGCCGTTCCGACCACTCCTCATACTCATACGGGATCTCAACCACGCGGTCACCGAAGTCAACTTCGATGGTGGTGTCTGGATGGATATCGATGATGACGCCAGTCTCACCATTCAGCATCCACTTCGTGTCAGGTACAGGGATGAACGATGTCAGGATCGCACGCCCCTCGTCATCCCACTTCTCATACCGGTCACTGTAATTGCGCAGATCGTACGAGTTCTCAGTGCACACCACCTTGTCGCCAATGCTGACGATGACCTTCGTCTTGTCGTCCCATGAGTACCGCATCAGTGCCACTGCATGTCGGCCCTGTGGATTGTAGATGTTGCGCAGCATCACATTCAACGCACGTGTGCCGATCCATTTGTTCTTGACCGGTGTGATGATCTGGTTCTCCAACTTGCTGAAGTCATGCGGCAGTTCCTCGATCAATGCGCGCAGCTTCTTGACCGGCTGCTCCGTCATTGCGATGCGGAAGTTGTCACCCTTGCGTGGGATGCGTCCTTGTCTGATGGCGGTGGCAGCAACCAACACATCGCTGCCCACCTCCTGTCTGTACACATGTTCAAGTGTGAACGCCCTGCCATCGACAGCAAGGTGTTGGATGAACGGACTGTCCGGTGTCATCAGCGGATACCGTTCGATGGGTGATAATTGCGACACGTCACCAACCATGATGAGCCGCGCACCCTTGGGCAACGCATCGATGAGGTTGCGGTTCAGTTCGTGGTTGATCATGGAGTACTCGTCGCAGATCACCACGTCGTAATCGAGTGGGTTGAACTTGTCCCTGCGCGGGAGCGTTGGATCACCCTCGCCAGTGTCAGGATCGCGGTCGCGTGGTCTGCCGTACTCCAGCAGCTTGTGCACTGTGAACGCATGTACTCCTGTCGCTTCCATGATGCGGCGTGCGGCCTTGCCTGTGGGTGCACAGACTGCCACACGCTGCCTGTACTTGAATGCAAGCTGCTCGGTCATGTATTTGATGAGGGTGGTTTTGCCGGTGCCTGCCTGTCCGGTGATTGCAGCGAGGGTGCGTGTGCGATCGCAGCAGAAGTCAACGCACATCTGTTGTTGCGTGCTCAGATGGATCATCATTCGTACTCCGCAATGTCAACCTTCTTCTTTGGTTGCGCCTCTGATTGTCGTAGTCGGAATGACTCCATCATCTCCAGTTTGTTGATCTCCACTGCCATGAAGTACGAACTCCATCGCACGAACTCACTGAAGCTGATGCCCAACACACCGGCCTGTCGGTCCACGAATGCGCGGTCTGCATCTGTCCATCGCACTGATATGGGGATGGTGTGCACAGACTTCTTGTTGGTGAACCCGCGGTACATCTGTATCGTGGTGCGCGGTACTGGTATCTGTACAGTTTGTGTAAGTTTGTTGACCATGAGTGTAGCACCTTCCTGTCAAATGAAAAGCCGATGCACGCTCCAGCATGCACCGGCCTGTGTAGGTTCAGATCACTCCGGCGTGGTGACGAGGAACTGACTGCCCTCTTCCTGCGCGGTCTGGAAGTAGCCAGCCATCTTGCGCGGATCGCGGAACGACTTGGTGATCACCAGCTTGCCGGTGCTGGGGTCCTGTTTCACGAACACGTATACCGGCTGTGGTCCGCGTGCACCACGGTTGACGACGCGCTTCGCCTTTGGTGCGCCAGTCTGTGTGTCTTCGCTGATGCCAGCAGTCTCACGGGCTTCCTTTGCCATTGCATTGCTCCATTACAGGGTTGGGGGGTCCGTGCGAGAGAGGGTTGACGGGGCACTAGATGGTCGGCCACACACTTCAACACTCCCTCCCGTTCACGGTGTACTCATTATACATATGCACGCATACGCGTCAAGCAGCGGACGCGATCTTCGTGATGTTGGCCTGATCCTCATCCTCCCACTTGCGGTGGTTGATGCCGATCTTGAGCGTCATGCCGATCCAGTCATTGGGATCGATCTGTTTGCCCATCGGTGCACCCAACGCCTCGCAGAACTTGCGGAAGTTGTACCTGTTGCGTGCGTTGTCCTCAGTGAAGAGGCGGTTGTAACGCAGCAGTACACCGTCAGGATACGCGTCGGTTTCGAAGTCAGGCGGGAAGTCATCGGTTGCGATGCGGATGTTCACGCCCAGGTATTCACGCCCTGACGTGTTGGACACACGCACCTCAAGTGCCTCCACTGTCGCTGGATACTCACCAACGGGCAACGGGGGCGGTGCTTCTGCTTCACCGATGTCTTGACTGAATTCCAGTATGCCAATGTCAGCCATTGTGTTCTCCATCTGTTGGCTGTTGCGCAGTGTTGTACTCATATACAGCGGCGGGACATGCACTGCAAACATGCCCCGCCACCGGACGCTGCATCAACCGAGGGGAAGGTTGCAGCGTCTACCGGCTGCCATCGTCAGCCGGGTTCGGATGGGAGTTCACGCAACTCATCAGGGATTGTGGAGTACGTGGTGTCGGTTGGGTTGTCTGGCATGGTCAAATGCTCCATGTCCTCCAACTCCATCTGATCCCAAGTGTCACGCCACTCCGCGTACTCACCTCCCTTGTCGCCCTCCTGCCATGCCTCAGATTTGTCCTCCATGTAACTGTTCATGTCGGCAGTGATCTCGCCCACGAACTCACGCGTCGCAGCCAATGCCTCATTGAACGTGTCAACGTCCTTGTTGTAGTCGTTGATCATGTCCTCCAGTATGGAGTAGTTGGCTTCGATCTTCTCGAATGCAGTGTGCAGTGTGGTCGAGTGCGTTTCGCGCTGTTCCATCTGCTCCTTGTTCAACTTCTTCATGTCATCAATCTCCCTGTGCGTCTTCTTCATCCAGTGGTTCGACCTTGACCTTCTCGAACACTGCGCGGTGTCCGATCTGCGTCATCTCACCGATGCCCGGCAGTACCACTGTCGTCTCTGGCAGTGCTTCGAACCCTGTGAACCTGACATCAGTCGGGAATGAGATCAGTTGCTGCACCAAGTTCATTGGCAACTTGCTGTTCACTGTCTCACCCTGCGCGTCGGTGCCAAGGATGATGCCCTTCCCTGCCATCGGTTGTGGGTGCGTCTTCACCTTGATGTACGGACCATCTGCCTTGTCATGCAGCAGTCCCTCCTCATCGATCCACAGTGTCTCCATTGTGCCATCTGCGTATCGTGCGATGGTCACTGCCTCGATCATGTCCACCTCAATCAGTGCCTTCCATGCAGGGTACGGTGACACGTACACCTCCTTGATGGTCTTGGTGTATGGGTCCACCAGATACCCATGCAGCAGTTTGTCAGTCATTGCAGTTCTCCGTTGTTGCAGTTGCAGTTCACTTCACGATCTTGATGATGACGTATGCGGCAGGTGCAATGCCACTGAACACGTCACCCTGTGCGGCATCGATGCACGTCTCCAAGTCATCGAAGTCGTGCAGCGAACCGTCGATGAATGCACGTGCCTCATCCACAGACATCTGCACCGTCTCCACAGTAACATCGACAAGCTGCATGTGTTTGTAATTGATCTCCACATTGCGTTCCATCACGCGTGTCCCTTCTGTTCTGGCATGCCCTCAAACCGTGCGACCTGTTCCTTCAACAGTGTGATCACATCCGCACGTTGTGCATTGCTGATGTAGTTGGCGCGTCCTCCTTCCTTGTTCATGTGGAACACCATCAACGCGAACCCAACCTTGCTGTCTGCGATGCGCGTTCCTTCACCATTGAATAGTGTTTGCAGTGACCGTGCCAGTCTGTTCATCTTGTCACGGAACTCAGGATCGATCGGTGCATCACCGAGTGTTGGCTTGGTCTTCACCTCACTCATGAGTCGGTCGATGGTGGCTTTCCCTTCGTCACTTGCTGCCCACTCCTCACTCTCTGCCTCGTCCGCATCGAAGTCACCGTTGTGGTGTCGTCCGCGGATATTGACTGCTGCGATGTGTTCTCTGCTGCCGATGGGATTGTCGTTGATGAGTGCCACCAACTCCATATCCAGGTTGACAGACGGCGTTGCGTTCGGTGAGAGAAAGTCATGGAACTCATCCTCCGCTGCTCTGTTTGCCAGTTCGTTGAACCCTGCGGCGAGCAGTACATCCGCAAGTCTCTGGCTGCTTTTTGCTGTCACTTGTACACCTCCTTGTACAGTCGATCGAACTCCGGTGTCCCCGGCAATGTCAACTTGTGGCCGACTGTGTTCCACATATTGAACCACGTGTCCATGCGGAATGGTTTGTTGCCAACATCGTCCCACTTCTCCGCATTGAATTTCCATTCGAACTCTGGGCTGCCACTCTGTATCCACATGCGTGTCTTGGCAGGTCTGCGTTTGCGTGCTGGTCGTATGCAGATGCGCCGCTCATTGCGGTTGTCCACTTGATACAGATGCCAGATCTCACTGAAGTCGATGCCTACGTTAGCCGCGAGTTGGCCTCCAAGTGCAAGAGTAATGAACAGTACTTGCCCAGTCTCTTCATCTGTTGTCGGCGCTTTCTCATGCGCAATAAATATGACATGTTTCTTCGCCTTCTGTGTAGCTGCCATGACATTCTTAATGAGACGGATAGCCAGAGCGTTTCGAGTTGCGTAAGCTGCTGGCGAAGGTCGTTCCACTGTGGCTCCCTTGTTTGTGCTGATCCCGCGCATGAGTGTCTTGTCCGTGATGTTCGTGATGCTGTCAAACACGAACGTGTCGAACTGGTCCAAGATCGTCTTGATGTTGAGCGGGTTGCCGACATTCTTGAAACTCTCCAATGTGGACTCTGCCATTGCACTCAGGTCGTACACCTGTACATCCTCACCAGTGCCAGCCAGTGTGTTGGTGCCTTCGGGATCGAACTGAAACCAACACTTGCGTCCCGGTGCAGTTGCAGCCAGCACAGTCTTGCCAACGCCAGCATCACCCCACAGCAGCGCAGTCATGCGTTTGTCGATGTCCTCCGGTCTGCGTGCATGTGCACCACCGATCATCGGCAGTGCTGTGCCATCGCTGATGTTCTCGTGCTTCATTACGATGTCAGACATCATGCTCCTCCTCATCGTAGTGTGCACCAGTGGTGGGGTCCCACACCTCGTCATCCATCTCACTGTACATCAGTGCACGCTCCTCCATGTCACTGTCGCAGAATGGGATGTACGAACACGGTCTGAAGTACCGGTTGCAACTGTGTGTGTACCGTGGTGCAGACAGCGGTGTGTTCACGTACTTCTGCATGATGTCCATGATGTGCACCACGTAGTCGGCCCACTCCTTGAATTGCGGCAGATTGCGTCTGAATGGCACATTAACGACGCCACCGTAGTCGTACGTCTTTGGCAGTGGAATGCTGGCACCACGTACGATGCCCTGCATTGTCTCCACGCCTAACAGTGCGTTGATGGCAGCACAGTAACCAGTCATCTGATGTGCGATCTTCCAACTCTCGTGCCATGCATCGTTGAGCCGTGATGCAGTCTTGTCGTCTTCGACATTGATGGCAGTCTTGTCTGGACCTGTCCACATCACACCATCCACACGTCCAAGGAACTTGTACTCACGTACAACGTCGTGGTTCCTGATGCGCAGGAACATCTTGATTGGGATTTCGACACCAACGAACTGCCGACCCAACTTGTCGATGTCCACCACGCACATCGTCTTGCCCATCGGATACCGTGAGCAGTACGCAATGATCGTCTCCTCAATGTTGGCGATGGTTCTGCGTTTGTCGTCTGGATCATCGTAGAACCCTGTGCTGTTGAAGATCTCAAGTGCACCCAACATGACGCTGCGTTCGATGTCCTCACCGGCAGACATCTTCTCCACCCACGCAATTGTGCGCTCACTGCCAAACAGTTGGTTCGCACGTCTGATGGCAGTGCGTTTGCAATCCATGTCTGGGTAGAACATGTGCCCATTGAAGAACAGGTCACCCAACCGCACAGCGCTGAATGCTTCATGTGCAGCCAGTCCCGCGACAAGCGGCATCGACCTCCTTGGCGATGCATACACCTTGTGATGTTGGTATCGCATGATGCCAAACGTTGGACACGTTGCGATCGCTGTCAGCTTCACGTTGTCAAACGATGGCAGATTGTCAGGATGTTTGCGCTCATCCCACGGTTCGATGCTCAGTTCGAAGTCCGGTGGGAACTCATTCGGGGTCTGTCGAAGAAACGATGGCATGAGTGCTGCGAGGATCGTTGTCAATGCGGCGATGAATACCATCGATCTTTCCTTTCATACCTTCTGCGACACCATTGAGCAGGGTGATGACGTTTGACATCGCATCAACCACTTGCGCCAACTCTTTGAACGAACGCTGCAAGTCTTCGCCTTCCTCAGCGAGACGCATCAGACAATGCAACGTCCCTCGCTCATGTCCGTACTTCTTCATCATGGTGGCAACTTCAGACTGTCTCATTGTCGTGCTCCTTTCACCAATCCAATCCTGCCTGTATTCGCAGTGCGCGCATCTCATTGACACGCAGTTCCAACTTCTCAAGCTGGTTCAGCGCGGTGTCGATGCACTTGAACACCTGGCCGCACTTCTTCTCCAACTGCTCACGTGCTTTGCCCATCGTGATCTGTTCCTTCTCACGCATGGTCCGTTCGTAGATCATTGTGCTGTTGAGACGACGCAACCTGATGATGTTGATCAACTGATCCAACTGATCATCTGTCATTGTACTGATGTCTGACGGGTGGATGAACTCAGGCAACGCATCATCACTTTGCGGTTGCTGTTCACCTGCAAGGAGTTGCTTGCGCCGTTGCGCGAAATCTATGACTGTACTGGAAATGTTCTTGGTCCCCTCGGTTGGACCGCCATCGGTAATCATCTTACGCCTCGCATCTTTGATGTCCATCCCCCGCCACAGGGTTTGTACATGAATACAAAATCGAGGTCCGGTGTTACTTCACCAGTTCCAACTGCCCAACCCCATCGCTGAGTTCTCCATGTAAGAAGTACGCGGAGAACATGGCCTTGATGGCATCTGCGTCACCGCCTTTCGACAGTGCAAGACTGCGTGCGAACCGTGCCTGCTGCAACCGATCATCGCGACTGCAACCAAACACACGCATCATGGTCCCTATGCGGTGCATCTTGTTGATGTATTCAGAAACAATTTGGTCCTCAGTCTTCTCACGTATGTGTCGCATGTGTGTCACGTACTCCTTCCTTCTTTCTTCCTAAACTACCGTGACAGGTACGCCCTCATGTGTGCGTAGCAAGTCTCGTGCCAAACACGAATAGGGTGGCCAGCGCATGGCCAGCCACCCCTTGATGGTGTCAGTTGATGCCGAACTCCAGTTTCACACGTTCAGCCAAATCACCGAACGTTTGCGGCTCGAAGCGCGCGACGCTGTTGATGGTGTGGAACTCATCCTCCCAACCGGCTGAATTGTACCCGTTGAATTGTCCGAGTGCACACTGACCTGCGTCGTCCCAGTTGTACATGGTGTCAGGGTGCAGGCTTTCACAGAACTCGATGAACTGTGTCAACTTCTCATGTTGCATGTCTGTTCTCCGTTGGTTGCAGTTGTACTCACCTACCACTGCCCGCAGGTGAGTGGGTTGTAGTCACCACCAACGTCTTCGCAGGCTCACGTGTCGTCTGCGCGTTGTCGTACGCCTTCTGAATGGTGACTTCATCAACACCAAGTTTGATCAACTCGGTGCGCAGTTTCTTGTGGTCGATGGCTTCGACCGGCTTCGCAACACGCAGCACCGCCACGTAGTGTTCAGTGCTGAACAGTGTCGCGGATTGCAGGTTGTTCTGTTTGATGGCAGATGAGATCAGCCCATCTACCAAACCCTCCTGCGCACCACCAATGACCATCTCCTTGGCCATGCCGCGTCTCTTGTTTGCGATGGACGCCATCAGATCGCACACGAAGTACTCATGTACAACCTTGTCCATCGGATCTTGCGACTTCGGAGGCGCGTACTTGCCTTCGCGTCCGAACAGTTGCAGTTCCGTCTGCAACTTGTCTGCAAATTGCCTATCCATGTCATGCTCCTATCGGTTATGGCCGTTGTACTCATGTACAGATTGGCCGTTGCGATTGTCGCTGCGGGGAACTACACACACAATTCCCCATTCAACAGTACAGTATACCACATAATGTGGCACATGTCAAGTCAGTTCTGTGACTTCATCCATTGTGTGTACTCTTTCTCGCAGTCACCGCAGATTTCTACAGTGTCTTCGCGGGTGAACTTCTGCTTGAACCTCCTTTCAAACTCAGCGATGGCGGTGGCATCATTCTTGTGCGACACACAATCCTTGCCGCACCTTGCACACACGAACCTGTGCTTCTTCATCAGTGCACCTCCACCAAGTACGTTGCGTGACCAACGACAACGAACTCATCATTGGCTGCACGGTACGGGACGATGCTGCCATCAGGATTGATCATGTAGCACTGCACACCCCAGTCGCCCACCTCATCGACGATGAACAGACACGCGTTGAACATTGCAGATGCATCCAAGTCCCTTGGGATGATCTGTATGATGTCGTTCAGTTTCACGTTCATCCGAACACTCCCCACCACCACTTGATGCTGATTGATATGATCAACAGCCACACGAACGCAGCAATCAACAGTGCACGCGGTGATGGCCTCCACACTGGTTCTCTCATGTCTCCACTCCTACCGCAGCTTGAACTCAGGCATCTTCACCTTCTCGATGTCCGATGCCTCTGCCTCATTGAAGAAACAGAGGAACAGCACCTCGCACTCATTGGTTGTGAACCCAACGCGTGATGCACCCTTGAAGATCGCACGTGCCATGTGCTGTCGTATGTCGAACGGCAACTCGTCGTACACCATCATCACACCGACGGCCTGCAACTCACCCCACAGTCTGTTCAACACATCGTTCTGGTTGGGTCTCATGTCTTCACTCCTGTTTGTGATGCGCGTCGTGCACCTGTCACAATGTCTGACACGCGTTGTTGTGTGATGAGGATGCCGTACTGCGCACTGCACACTGATGCGATGGCAGCTTGCGGCATACCCAACTCATTGTACTCAAGTACAGCGTCCAGTATCGCGCGGGGGAAACCCCACCTGTCAGTGTCACCCTTGTCGCGTTCGTTGTCACCCTGCGTCCCTGATAACAGGTGGTACGGGTTGCAGCATGCCTCGTTGTTGCACTCACGATGGCGCACGACATGCCCATCAGGGATTGGGCCATACACCAACGTGTAGACGAGGCGGTACGCGAGCCAACGAACGCCACCCACTGTGAAGTAGGGGCGTCCATCTGATTTGTTGAGTGCACCATCCCATGGCCAACATGGTTCGATGTCACCGTCTGGTGGCATGATGACATGCAACCACACGTCAATGGGTTCATTCTTGCGTCGCACGGGGGATGTCCTGATGTGGCCAACCATAGTATGCAGCGCATGCAGCCCACTCAGGTCCGCGGATGTAGCCACTGCCATCCACCTCAGTTGCGATGCCACGTTGTCGCAGTCGTATGAGCGTGGCTGCTGCGTACCCCTCATCAGGTGTGTGCACCATCTCGAACATGTGACGCGCGGTGGATGGTTCGTCTTTCTTCAACAGCATGGCAATTGTACGCATGTACGTACCAATGCCGCGTGCTGCTCGTGGTTGGCCCATGCTCATGTCTCACCTTCCTCTTCAAGTTTCATGTCAATCATGTCCGCATACATGCGCACGCTCATGCAGTGCACCTTCAACACCTCCTCCAATGAGTTTCTGTCGATGTTTCTCTTGGTCGAACACATGTGGATGAGGATCGGTGCAGTGATCATGTCAACCATTGTGCCTTGTGTCACACGACTGGTTGCTGCATTCATGATCAGATCCACCGCGGTTTCGACCGCGAACCGTTGTGTGTATGTCAGCGGCTGACCCTTGCTCATCCTGCCTCTCCCTCCGTGCGGTTGCCGCCATTGGGTGACTCAATGGTCATGCGCATGCCCAACGCAGTCATGAGTGGGAACAGTGTGGTGTGGCGTGGCCACTTGGTGTGACTGGTTGCGATGTTGCCAACAGTGGACGGTGACACACCTGTCTTGAGTGCGATCTGCGTGTACGTCATGCCACACATGTGGATGCGTTCACGGATCTCGTCCAACACTGCCTCTGCGGATGTGAATGTGCGCGGCCTGCGCATCTTGATGACTTGTGCACTCATTTCGCTGCTTCCCTTCTCCATGTTTCTTTGCGCCTGATCTGTTGTACACGTGTATTTGTGACGCCAAACCGTCGCGCCACAGCAGCCATTCCCCAACCCTCATCCAACAGTTTCATGATCTCCTTGTTCCTGTTGATGAAGTGTTGCTGCCAGCCGGGGTCACCGACCTTCATGACGCTGCTGCCTTGCCATGCTGCATCATGGGCACGATGCTGTACAGTCGCGTGTCAGTGTCCCACTTGACGACACCCTCATCACGCAGTGTCTTCAACACACCCCACATGGTGGTGTCCTTGATGTTGTGCGTGTTCAGCATCTGCGAGATCAGTGATGCCTTGATCGGCTCCGATTGCCCTTGCAAGAAGTCAATGATGTACCCACGCGCACGCAGTGCAGCACCGGGATTGCGGATGATGCCACTCTTCGTGGTGTACGCCTTCCCAACCGCACGATCCTTGCGCGGCTTCTTCTCGGTTGTACCTGAGTACACCTCTGCGCGCGTTTCTGCCAACTCCGCGACCACAGCACGCGCAGTGCGCAACGCAGCCAATCGTGTCTCCAACTCATTGATCTGAGTGTCCAGTATTGTGAGGTAATTCATCAGTGCAGTTCCTTCCGTTTGATGGTGAATGTGATCTCAACAGTAAATGGTGCATCGTTTGCGGACAACAGTTCGTTGACCTCAACAACAAGTGCATCCAACGCAACGCGCAACTCACCCCGAAGGATGTGGATTGCCTGCGCCTTTTCTTCGTGCGTCATCCTTTCCCAAGTTCTTCTGGCCACTATGCTCCTCCTTCCTGATGTAGTGGTCGATGCGTGCCAACACGTCAGCCTCAGTGCGACCCTGCGTGTCATTCCATTGCACAAGCCAACTGCTGGCTTCAAATCCCAATGCGTGTGCAATCTGTTTGGAGATGCGTGACCGCTCCAGATGCAGATCGCACACCAACACATGCGGAGACGGCTGCAATGCCTTGATGCATGCACCACGTAGACAGAACTGCACCGCACTGTCGCTCATTGGTGACGTTGGCAATCCCAACGCGTTGAGTGCATTCGCACCCTGCGTCCAACGACCGGGCAACAACTCACGCACCTTGCGCAACAGCTCCTCATCAGTCATGTCCTGATAGTCACCGTGCCTGATTGTGGCTTCTCTTTCGATGTTGTACTTCAACGCCCTCTTCACTCTCGACATGTTCTGTACTCCTGTACAACTCATTTGATGCGTATGCAGTCCTCCGTGCCATCTGGTTGCACGGTCATTGAGTACGCAGTGCCATTGTCATAGAGTGCGATGTACGTGCCACGCCACTCTGCGTACGGCTTCTGCATGTCATCAATGCCTGTCCACACGACCCACAGCCCTTCGTGGCGTGCGATTGTCCTCAAGCTGGTTCGAGGCGGTATCCCAATCAACATCCTGACCAACCTCCTTCTGTTTGGCCATGTCACTGCTGCCCACAACAGATACACAAACAGACACAGAGTTGTCGCGTATGCTGCATCTGCTGCATCCAACACGATCACTTGGGCCTCCTGCGTACCTTTGTCACCTTGATGCGTCCACTGAGTATGCCAAAGCAGGTTGGACATGTGCAGTGTGGCGGGCGCGGCTTCGTAGTGTTGGTCATTCGTCATCCTCATCATATGCAGGTGCCGATGCACTCACCACTACTGCCAAGATGGTCAACAGTATGATGCAGACGATGAACGCACCCGCACCAAAGTGCATGGCCGCGATTGCGATCAATTCAAATAACAGCATTGCAGTCTCCTTTTTTGCAGACACACGAAAGCACGCGGACAGTTTCCTGCCGCGCACCTCCGTGCATCTTGTCCCGTGCCCAGTTACACCGTCAGATGGGGTAACCGTTTGCCTTCACCATGCGTTTCAACTCAGCCTTGATGCGTTTGGCATGATCACCACGCCACGTGGCTGCATTGGACAGGAAGTACAGCACCACGGACTGCGCACTGTCATTGTAGAAGTCGTCAGTGATGGCATCCAACGACATCATTGCATTGGCATATGGCCGCGCATGCACTGACATGTTGGGCCAATACGTGCGGATCTCACGCGCAATGACAGACAGTGGGCGTGGGTTGTTGGAAGCCGCAGGCGACTTCGTCGCGGTAATTGACATTGCAGTTGTCTCCAGTTGTTGTTGCGTTGTGGTTCAGCCAGTGTTCTTGTTGACTGCGTTGTTGAGTGCCTTGTCAAGATTGTCAGCCAACGTGCGGCCGATCTTCTCACCTCCTTCCTCACCATCCACGGTGCGCCACAGTTTGTCCGACTGGATGAGGATGGACAATTGCGCATCACTCATCCCTGCCACATGTTTCGCGTCATCGATGCGGTTCATGCGACACAGTGTGCGCAAGAATGTGCCCAACTCCGCGCACTCATCTCTGTTCAAACGGTACACGTGTACAACTCCTTCATGGTGGCCTTGACACTGACCACCTTGGCCATCATGACGGTGATCTCCGATGGCTCGTACACCGCACGCCTGATGCTGATGCTGTGCATGCGGTCACGAATGCGGTTGGCCAACATGGCATACGAGATGATCTGCCTACCGTCATCAGGGCGACAGTGCTCCTGCCCCAACTCCTTCGGCAGATCCATGCTGACTCCGTTGCCCATTGCGTCAAGGCACCTGAACCGATCGTCCGACACTGACGGTTTGGTCATGCCAGTGCCGATGAGGTACATCGCATACGCACAGTCGGTGCCCCGTCGCGTGTCGAATTCATGCGTGGGATGCATGTCCAAGAACGCGAGGAAGGGTTCAATGCTGTTGAGTGTGTGTGACATTCTACTTCTCCTTGGTTGCGGATGCCTCGCGCGCCCACAACTGTGAGCGCACAAGCTGGTGCAGTGCATCGAGTGCAGGCCCGATGTCACTGAGTTCGTCAACACATGCGTTGATGTCATCCAACGTCATGTCTGATTGTTGATGGCGCGTGGCACACTCCAACAGCAGGTGGCGTGCCTGTGTCACGGTGCGCTGCACTGATGCCCACTTGGACAACAGTTTCACGTGCGATGGCGTGAGGTGGTCGATGTTGATGTACATGAATACAATTCCTTGCAGTGGTATGGAGTGGGGGAGTTGGTACGCACAAACCTGATCCAACTCAACATACAGTATACCACATATACGTGTAAATGTCAACCCCCCTGCACCAAATGGTTGTGCACAACATGCTGAGTGTAGCACCGGTTCAAATCTGATGCAGATCGCGTCCCTGATCGCACACTGATGTGCCGCTGTCACGTCGTAGAGGGGTCGTATGCAGGCGCGGGGCGCAGTTGCACACATGTGTTGCGTCATAGAGCCAAGGTGCGTCTCTGAGCCGTCACAGAGCCGCTGCGTTACAGTGCCACTGCGGTGCCAGCGCGGTGCCTGGATCTGTGCTACACCCAAACGCAAGGCACAAAAAAAGCCCGCAACCAAATGGCTGCGGGCTTGTGAGTGTCGGGCAGTGTTAGGCTGCCTTGCCTTTCTTCGCAGGCTTGGCAGTGTCGGGCTTGGTGTCACCGGGCAGCTTGCCATCCATCTGGACAGCATCGGCCTTGATAACCTTGGTTTCGGGCGCGGGCGCGGTCACCTTGCCACGCACTTGCAAGTCACCAAGCGCGGCTTTCATGGTGGTGTTGAGCCAAATGCCGAAGGCAACAAGGTTCAAGTAGGTGCCAGTGTCATCCTTGGTGGTGAACTTGGCTTTGAGTGCATCGACTATCACCAAGTCCAGCGTCGGGCTTGTCTTGAGACTGTCCAGCGTCGCCTTGGTGGTGGCGTTGCTGTTAAAGATGTCATGCAATGCGCCAGCCGTATCGATGGCAGTGCGCGTTTCTTGAGGCTGGCCGGTACCAGCGGCAGGCTGGGCGGGCGCGGTCACAACCGTTGCGGCAGGAGCCTTGAAGCCGCGTGCTTCGGCTTCATTGAACTTGTCAGCAACGCGGTGAACTTCCGCAAGTATCGAGTGGCGCGTGCCAGTAGTTTCGACCGGTGCCAGTGTGGACGGGTCAATATTCTTGGCAGTGTATACCAGCGTCTTGCCTTTGTTCTCAGTCCGGACTTCCGACGCATCCAGTGCGCGCAAGTAGTGACACACTGGTAGCACGCGCTTCAGCATCTTTTCCATTGCGTTGCACTTGGCAGTGTTCTCTAGCTTGGCTTCAGACCATGCCGACAGTTTCGCACTGTCATCAGTTGTTGGCTTCACAGTAGATTTGCCGTTGTGCCAAGTAACGTAGGACGGGTCATTGTCCTTCAGAAACTGGACTTGCAGTGCATTGGCACTCACAGTCTTGCCAGTGCTGGACTTGGTGCCGGTCATGAGCCGGTCAACATTGATGAAGCTGCCCATGTTATGCACTGCCACGATGACAGCAAGTTCAAGTCCAGTGCGCGCACCTTCATTGCTTGCGACATTGTGCATTGCCTTGGTGAATGCTGCCAGTCCAGTGTTGTCACCGGCCAGTGACGGGACGATAGCGGCAGCGTTGTTTGTGATGGTGGTGTTCATTGCAGTAACCTTTTTGGTTGCAGTGTTTGATACTGTTGTACCCATGTACAACAGGTAGTCCATTACATGGTCAACACTATTCGCACGCGATGGATGCGCGCGATTACTTGACCTATTCACGATGGCGGACAGAACGGGCCGGTGAGGTGGTGGAAACCTCAGACAACCAATGCACTAACGAAAGACAAGTATAGCACACATTCATGCACAAGTCAATGGGTGTAGCACCTTGTCAAGTACTGTCATGATGCATGCGGTGTTACAGTGTTCACAGTGTATGTAAGTACAAGCGCAGCAACGTTGCAGTAGCGTGCACAGTAATGGCATGCGTGTATGACCGGGCTTGTATTCATATACAGGATGCGCCGCTGCCCGCACACCATGCACGCGGCCAAAGTATAGTGCATGTAAAAACAGCAGTATATGTGCCGCCTTCGAATGGCATGTACTGTGCGCGGCTGCCCTATACTGTGCGTTGCTTGCACTGTACTTGCACTGTACTGCCACTCCCCCGCCATTTCCAAACGGATACTTGCGCGGGGTACAATGCGGTGGGTGGGTGGGATCGAACTCCCCACACTCCCCCGTTCGCGCGGTACATGCAACATCGGTACGCAAGTACCTGTCCCAATTGCACAAAACAAAGCCCCCCGCACATGATCCAACTGCAAAGGACCACATGCGAGGGGCGTTGAGACACTGCAACAACAGCCGGATGAAGACTGTGCTGCCACCCCTACTACATGTGGTACCGCTTGTCAACTCCACCCACTAGGAGTACCGTGCACGCATCCGCCTCCAGAACACATGGAGAACACAACCATGTAACCCCCTGATCCTGCACAACAATCCCCCGCACGTTCACGATATGACCACGCTCTATATATATGCAGATGTCCGCAGACCACAACAGATGACACAGATGACCGCCCCTGCCGGACTTTCGGGGGCATGCTGCCCCCACTTGAGGAGACCCTGCACATGGCAACCTACACCCTTGGCTTGATCTTCAGTGTCGATGACGGCACTGAGGTTGATGACTTCATGGCTGCAATCCAAGAACTCATCGATGATGCACCTGAAGCCACCACCGTCGATGCTGCCACTGTCACTGCACCTGATGGCAGTGTGATCGACATGCTGGTTGAGACTGACATCGCATCAGCACGCGAACACCAGACATCCGTGTACACTGAACCTGCTGACCCTGATGATCCACATGAACCCAACACCGCAGAGAACGCGGTCCCCACTGACAAGGAGTTGTGATCATGACCAACAAGCCAATCTGGACAGCATCCGGTACAGGTGTCGTCCTGCCAGTCGCTGGATGGTCTGGTCTGTTCAACCAAGTGTACGGTGAACAGTACATCCGCATCGACAGTCAGAACGTGCGCCGTGGCTTCGGCATGTCGATCCGCAACTGGGGCCGATACGGATACAACCAAGTGATCAAGGCATTCGTCACTGGCACCGTCGGCACACTGGCACAGGCACCCGGTCGCTGGATCGCTGCACAAGATCCAACCCATCCCGCCTCCACTGGTGGTGTGCGTCCTGTCGTCACCCACTACGCAATCAACCGCAACGTGACTGTCGCTGACCAGACTGCATTGCAACAGGACATCAGCTTCAACAACAGACCGACATGGCCAGTGGACAAGGGTGGCAATGGCGGTGGCGGGAAAGGTGGTCTGTGATGGTCGCACGTGGGACATTCGATGACAGCATACGCAGTGAGTTGCGTGGCCGTGGCAACGTCAACCGCGGTGATGCACAACAGGAAGCGCGCGATCGTGCTGCACGCAAAGCCAATGTGAAGAGTGGCAAGAACCCCAACCCGCGTACATCCACTGCAATGAAGACTGAGCCTGATCGCCCTGCGAAGTCCAAATCGAAGGGTGGTGGTGGTGGCGGCCGCAAGAACGTGCCAACTCCTCGCGACCGCCCATCGCCCATGCATCCCAACTCACCTGACCGCACCAAGGACGATCCGCTGACTGCATCACCCAATGTGCCAGCCGCAGAAGGTCCAGGCATCGAAGGTCTGATCACCTCACTGCTGTTGCAGCGTCTCATTGCGCAGCGTGGTGTCGGTGGTGCGAATGAACTGCCGCCCGGTGAGAGTGGCATCAGACTGCCATCGATGGAAGGGATGCAGCCTCCAACTGAAGTGCCGTTGCAGCGTGTCCCGAATGATGTCGGTGGCAATCTGCTGAACAAGCCCGGTGATCAGCGTCTGTTGGAATACAACCCTGCTGACGTGCCACCTCCCGCAGACACCTCCATGCGTGGCGCACCTGACGCACCTGACAACTTCGCAATGGATCGCTTCTTCAATGAAGGTGAGATCAAACACATGCAGGATGTGACACCGGGCATTGAACGCATGCCGGGTGCAGGCACACGCAGAATGCCACTGGGTCCGCACAAACTACCGCGCGTCCCGTAAGGAGTGCACACATGGCAACCGTGACTGACAAATCTGGCAACAGCCCCATCGGTGTGATCGTGGAGTTGCATGTCATCCCGCCTGAAGATTTGGTGAAGACCGGCATCACCGCGAAGACACGTCCCGGCTCACCGTCTGCCAATCCTGCGTACGTGCCTGTACCATGAGTGACAGACCCGAAATCGGTGTGCGCCTCATCCGTCTCGCGGATGGTACACTGATCGACCCGCTGACCCGCCAACCGATCCCCGTCGGAAGCGACCCCTCAATCAGCGAAGTCGAAAGCGATGGTGACTCTGTTGGCCCCTCGATACCCTCCTCTCAACCGGTCACCATCGCCCCCCTCTCACGCAGGTCCATCCTTGATCTCACACTCAACGCGCAGCAGATGGCTGTCATCAACAATGTACTCGTGTACACATTGTGGGGTTTGCCCGATGATGAGATTGCCCTACAGTGTAATTGCACACCTGATGAAGTGTGCATCGTGCGGGATCTTGAAGAATACAGCCGCATGCACGATGCACTCGTTGCAGGTGTCAATGCAGCGTATACCGCGTCGGCGCACGGTGTCATCGCGCAACATGCGGTGAAGGCCGCACACATCATCGTTGGCTCACTGGACGACAGTTCCAAGGTGATGCGCATGGAAGCTGCCAAGGACATCCTTGATCGCAGTGGCCACCGTCCCGCAGACCATGCATCTGTCGTCATTGCGATGGGCAAGTCCAGTGACGATCATCTTGTGATCCGCGTGGTGCGCGAACAGGAACGTCCCAACATCCCCAGCATGAGGATGAACAATGGGGCGTGAATACATCATCGAAGAGAACAGCGTGCACCAGCAGTTCCTTGCATCGCGTGCAACCATCCAACTGTTTGGTGGCGGCTTCGGCAATGGCAAGACCGCAGCAATGTGCGTCAAGGCCATCCGCATCATCAATGAGTACCCCGGCTGCAACGGTCTCATTGCACGTGCCACGTTCCCGAAGCTGAATGACACCATCCGCAAGGAGTTCAAGAAATGGTGTCCCGTGAAACAGATCGTCTCCTTCCCGACATCGAAGAACAGCGACAACACTGCGACATTTGCCAATGGGTCCGCATGCAACTTCAGGTACATCAGCCAACAGGGCAAGAGTGTCGAACAGTCCACATCCAACCAACTGTCTGCCACGTACGACTTCATTGTGGTGGACCAGATCGAAGACCCAGAGATCAGCGAGAAAGACTTCTACGATCTACTTGGCCGCTTGCGTGGCAACGCCATCTATCGTGGCTTCGATCCCACGATGCCGAAGAGTGGTCCGCAGTTCCTGATGTTGTCGTGCAATCCATCTGCTGGATGGGTGTACAAACGTTTGGTGCGTCCGCTGAAGATGTATCAGGAGCGCGGCATCATCACTGATGATCTGTTGTGCAGACGTGACCGCAATCGTGTGCCGATCTTGGTTGATGGCAAACCTGATCTGATGTTGGAGTTGTTCGAAGCACCAACGCACGCCAACTACCGCAACCTGTCTGAGAAGTACATCAACACGTTGGAGTCCACGTATCAGGGGCAGATGTTCGACCGCTACCTGATGGGCAAATGGGCATCGTACGAAGGACTGATCTATCCGCAGTGGTCCGACATGGTGCACGTCATCACACAGGGCGACATGCTGAACTATCTCGATGATCTCACGCGCGGACGGCAGTACACACCCAACTGGGTTGAAGGCTATGACTTTGGCGTTGCGTCACAATCCTGCTACCTCCTCGGATTTGTTGATCCGTACCACAAACTGCACATTGTGGACGGGTTCCATCAGAAGGAATATGACATCAAACTCCAAGCTGCGCACATCAACAAACTCCGTGCGCACTACGGTGTCCCTGATGACTACATCTATGCCGATCCATCCGTTTTCAGACGATTTCGCGCTACTGCTTCCACCGTTGGTAAATCAACTCCTGACCTCTTTTGGGATTACGGGAAGATCCGACTTCGCCGTGGCAATAATGACATCCTTAATGGCATCATTAAAGTGCAGTCATATCTCACAGTGCAATCGGGTACGCGACATCCCTATTCTGGTGACACTCATTCTCCAATGCTGTTCGTCTCTGACAAACTGCCATTTATTGCTGACGAGATGTCGTCTTACATGTGGAAACGAGACTCGCACGACGTACCACAGGACGAACCTGTTGACAAAGATGACCACAGCCTCGACACGATCAAGTACATGCTGAGTGATGCACCACAAGTTGGTGACATTCTGCGCATGGAAGAAGCTGTACCTGCGTACATGAGTTGGCAGACGTACGATCACGCACCTGACACGCGGAAACCGCGATATGGCTAAGAAACCGTCACCAGTTGACCAGACGATTGCAGAAGGCGACATGCAAGTTGGCGCTGCACCGCCTGTTGAGGGTGCGGATGCTGCACCAACTGGTCCGATTTACAAGAAGTACCCAGAAGCGCGTGTACCTGTGTCCAAATCCACTGGCAGTTTGTGGAAATCACGCTTCGATCAGGCAGTTGCCAAACTGAAGTCGAAAGGCACACACGACAGTTGGGATGAGTGCGTCGCATACTACAAGAATGACCAAACCAACAAGCGAAACAGGGACAATCCCGATGCTCCGTCACTTGGCCCGGAGGCTGAACTCACCGGAGGTCCATTTTCACGCACCGAAAACGTTGTGTTCAGTAATGTGTCGTCCATCGTCCCTGCGATCTACGCCAAGAACCCAGATGTGTCGGTGTTCTCCAACAAAGGTGACGAACAACGCACATTCGCCGTTGCTGCACAGAAGTTGGTGCGCACATTGCTCCAGAAACGCACACCTCCCGGCGTGAACCTGAAGCCGAAGGCACGGGTGAGCGTTGTGCGCACCACTCTGATGAACATCAGCTACATCGAAGTTGGATACACCAAGAAGGAGATGTCCAGTGATGCAGCGATGCAGCAGATTGACGCAATTGCACGCAAACTCGAAACCGCCAAAGATCAGAAGGAAGTCCGCGAACTCGAAGGCCAACTGCAAGCGATGGACGACACAATCGACCTCCTGCAACCTGCTGGTCCGTGGACGCGTGCGGTCCATCCTAAAGACATCATCCGTGATCCAGATGCGACCCTCCCTGACCTCTCGGACGCGAAATGGATCATGGTACATGATGTCATCGATACGTCCTTTATCAATGCGGTGTATCGTACAAAAGACCCAGAGACTGGTCAGTACGCATCGCTGTACAAACCCACACACGTGTTGAAGCGGGATGCGAGTGGCGAGTCCAACATGGCTGGTCACGACGAAGACATCCTCAACTTCAACCTGTTCGCGTACGATGACGACAACGCGTACTCATCCTATGGGTACGAAGACGAGCGCTCCTACAGGCGTGCACAGCGCACCTTTGTCTGGCGTGTGTGGGACAAGACCACGCGCCGCATTCTGATGTACGCAGAGAACGACTGGAAGTGGCCGATCTGGGTGTGGGATGACCCGTACGGTCTGGACGACTTCTTCATGCAATTCCCACTGGCGTTCCACACTGATCCCGAAGACGTTGATGCGAAGGGTGAGGTGTCGTACTACCTGGATCAGCAGGACGAACTCAACCTGATCAACAGTCAGGTCAGCCGCATGCGTTGGCGTGTGTCTAACCAGATCGTTGTCAACAAACGCGCAGTCAGTGATGAGTCCTCCATCATGGGACTGATCAAACCAGTCGTTGGCAGTGAGATCATCACCATCGACATACCTGAAGGGATGAAGATCGGTGATGTACTGTCCTCGCCTCCGGTGCCGTCGCAGGAGTACTCGCAGCTATTTGACAAGCGCCAAACTCTCGAAGCGATTGATCGTGTGTCGGGGGTGTCCGCTGTGCTACGAAATGTCGAATTTCGTACAAACACGACGAACCGTGCGATTGACACATACGAGAGCAGTACGCAACAGCGTCTGGATGAGAAGATCGACGCCATCGAGGAGTTGATCGGACGCGTTGGATACGCAATCCTGTGCACGTGTCTGCAATTCATGACGCAGGATGAGGTTGCCAAACTCATTGGTGCAGAAGAGGCTGCGAATTGGCCACCCAACATGTCTGCGCGTGAGGCACAGGACAGTTACAGTTTGGTTGTCACCGGTGGATCGTCACTGAAGCCGACATCCAAGACACGCAAGGCACAGGCACGTGAGATCGGCCAGGTGTTGGGGCAGTTTGGTGCCAACAACCCTCTCGCATTCTACGTCACACTGAAACTGTTCGCACGCGCGTACAGCGATGAGTTGGATCTCGATCCTGCGGACTGGAAACTGATCCTTGGTGCGATCGAACAACAGATCGGCATGCAGCAGCAAGGTGCAGCGCCTGCGCCGGAAGCAGGTGCTCCTGCTGGTGGACCACCACAGCAAGGTGCGCCACCACAGCAGGGTGGGGGTGGGATGCAACAGGGTGTCGCGCAACTCGATGCCCTGTTGCAGAAACTGCCTGAACCCATCAGACAGAAGTTCGGTGCAGCAATTGCGAAGGGTGTGCCACTGCCTGAAATCCTCAATCAGTTGCAGCAAGTCGCACAACAGAATGGTGGTGGACAGCCACCGCAACAGGGTGCACCGCAGGGTCCACCACAACCACCGCAGGGGCAGCCACCCCCGCGCGTACAGTAGGAGCACGACATGGTGAACGGCAGACCGGGACAAGTACCTGACATTGGCATCGATGACGAAGGTGGCGCACCCACCCCGATGGACAGCATCGATGAGATGTTGGACGTAGATGCGGAGATGTATGATGATGCTGACGAACCTGATGCTGGTGACGATACTGGTGGTGGACGTGATGCTGGCGGTGAACGTGATACGAATGCTGCGCAGGGAACGTCCGCAGAACCTGCGCTCCCGATGCAACTCCCAGACCAACGTGCACCAGCCCCCACAGGATACGACCCCGACAACCCAAAAGGGTTCACCCGCGTTGGCTCACTCTTCGCAGACAAAGACGGAAACATCGTTACGCGGGACGGTCGTGTCATGGCCGCAAAAGGTGAGCCAGCACGACACTGGTCCAACCTCTCCAAACAAGCGGCAAGTGCGGTAACGTACCAGAAACAGGCAGAGACGCTGAACCGTCAGATCGCAAGTCAGCAGCAGTTGATTGCGTCTGCGAAGGAACTCGCGGAACTGCCAGCCAAACTGGGTGTGTCGCGTGAGGAGTACAATCTTGGTGTTGGTCTGATCGCACAATGGAACAATGACCCGCTGACAGTCTGTCGCGAGATGGTTGCGAAGACGATGGCGCGGGGGATCAACGCAACTGACATCATCGGCAAGGATGCGGGCAACGCAATTGAGATGTCCGCGATCCGTCAACTTGTGAATGAAGCCACCGCTGGGCAACGGCAGCGCGAGGAACTTGACCGTACCGTTGCACAACAGCGTACCGTCGCACAGGAACGGTACGACGCATTCATGGGGCAGTACCCAGATGCAGCGCCGCACGCAGACGCAATCGCGGAACTGATGAAGGCGCGCAATCTGTCTGCACCTGAAGCGTACCACGAACTGCGTTTCTTCGCACTCCAACAGCAAC